GACCTATACCACAAATGTCAGCTACAGTCTGATGAAAGTCTGCATCTGCATTCGCATACGCTTCTACTAATTCTTTCGATCCCTGATAGCCTTCACCGATACTAGAAGCATAGTGAACCACGAGCCGTGGTTCTTGTTGACTATAATCGAAACTTCCCCACTTGCAACCTTCTTCAGGTAAAAACAAGCCTCGGATCATTGGGCCGAACTCTTTGTTTCTGGCAGGCAATTGTTGTAGATTAGGATTTGACATTGATAGCCTACCAGAAACCGTTCCACCAGAGTCGTTTCGGAGTTGTTGTATTTCAGCATGTATACGACCCTTGTGTTCATATTTCATAATACTAGATAAAAAAGTATTATGGAATTTGTTTATCTCTCTTGCTTCTACAATTAATTTACTTATAGGATGCGAAGAGTTACTTAACCATTGTTGCGTGAAACTTGGTTCACCAGTCTTTTCTGTTTTAGGATATTCTATTTTTAATTTATCATAGGCCCAAGCGATTTGTCTGGCGGCCCATATGTCAATATCCTTACCTACTAATTTATGTATACCGTGTAGTGTTTCTTTTTCTCTTTTCTCAAAATTAATTTTTAACGCTTCAGCTTTTGCTCGATCTACACGCACACCACGTTGTCGCATTTTAATTAAGATAGGAAGCAGATCTCTTTCTAACTCCCAGATGGTAGACAAACTTTGTGCATTGATTTCGTGTTTAAATCGTTGCCATAAAAGATACGTGAGCCGTGCATCTTGTTCCGCATAATGTCCAACATGTTCGGCAGGCAACTTCCACATCTCAGCCTTTGGATCAACTCCATGATTTTTTGCTGCTTCATTTAAATCTGCTTCAGATTTTATCTCTCCTAAATATTCTCTTGCTAATGCGTTTAATTTATAACTGTATCTGTTCTCATCAATCAATGCTCCTGCAATCATAGTATCTACTATCTCACCTTTAACTTCGATACCATATGCGTTGAGCCAACCCACATCATACTGTGCGTTGTGAAAAATTTTACGACAAGGCAGTTTACAAATATCATGCATGTATTTTAATACTTGTTCTTTAATTAAATTACCACCACCAAAATGTTCCATAGGGTAATAACCTTCCCAACCTTCTGTTGCAACAGCAAAGCCAATTATTTTTCCACGACCAGTTGCCCAACCCGCACCATATCCATTGTTAATACCATCGTCTTTGGTTTCTAAATCAATTGCGATCTCTTTTGCATCAGTCAGATCTCTATAATCTGATGGTGCAGACCATAAATTTTTTTTATAGTTTAATACTAGCTGTAATGATGTCATAAAACCCCCAGAAATCTAGGGTTTTTATACCAAAACCCGTTTAAATCGCCACTGAGTGCATGTAAAGAAGTCTTGCTTATGATTCTACCTGGTTTTTTATTTATAATCACGTTCTAATATCATCTCACAATAATGTATAGCTTTTTTTATATCCTCAGCTTTTCCTTTTGCCTTATGTCGACATATATACTTTATAACGTTACCTTCTGCAAACAATAATTTATTTTTATTAATAAATTGTGACGGTTGAATTTCAAGCATTTGGTAATGCTTGCTGCCCTTTTCCCACAAGTCGTTTTTCTTTTTCATATTCTTCCTTTTGTTTTAATACAAAACCATCTCTTAACAGATCAAACAATCTATGTTCGACTTCTGCTTTAGTTGGTCTATTTTTAAACTCCATAGTTAATTTAATTTTGTACATCAAAACTCCCCTCTTTTTTAACTATCTTTTTTATTTCTTTTTTACATGTAGCTATCTTTCTGTTAGACAATTTAATAGCTAATCTAGCCAAACTAATCAAAGGACTTTGTTGACACTTTTTTTTATATTCTTCTTGTATTCTTATCTGTTTTAGTAAGTTATCTACTTTTACTCTATTTATATTAATAACATTATTCATCAAAACTCCCCTAATGGTAAATTATACACCTCTCGTATTTTCTTCATGACTTTTATACTTGGTTTTCTTTCTGACTTAATTAATAGATCAGCATAAGTATAAGATACATCGATATCTCTTGACAACTTATCTGCGTCAAGGTTTTTCTCTTTTGCAAGCTTCTTTACGTTCATTATCTACTCCTTCTATTTTATGATAAACTTCTACGTAGGTTTCACAATTAGGACAACTTAAATTAGTGACGATATCAAAATCATCACCCATATCGTAATCGTGATCCCCACCCCAAATTAATTCTGTTCCGCAATGCCAACATTTCATATTAACCCCCCTCTTGTATGTACGTTAAATAATCTTTACCTATTGGATAATTATATCTAAAATCTGTTGATAAGATATGTAGTGAATCTCTTGCTCTAGTTACACCTGTATAATATACTCTACGTTCATCAGATCTCTCTGATACATTTTTGTGAGAAAAAGATGCAGGCCAATTAGTCTTAGAATATATGCAGACGTGATTGGCCTCCCCTCCCTTTACACTGTGTATTGTATCTATAATTATTTCTGGTTTATTGTTTAGAGTTTTTTGTCCATATCTTTTCAACAACTCTATAAAATATAACATTTGTTTTGGTTGAAAGTTTCTTTTTAAAATTTCCCACCAAGGTTTTTTCTGATCCTCTTTATCCATATCTAAGCCTGCCCATTCTAACAAACTATCAAAGGTAAAAAATTGTGTTGACGGAATATCTCTCCAAAATTTGTTTGTACGAAAATCAAAGTGTTTTAATTCTCTAATGTATTTATACATGTTCTCCGCTTGTTCTTTACTTATACTATTACCTTTTGACACAGAAGTCCACGTTTTTATGGCTTCCCACTGTTTTGAGTCAAAGGATTTGTTACCTTGATTATCAGAAAAATATAAACCTTTACTCTTGGCTGACATCTTCAACTCATTAACAGTGGAATGCACCCTCCCTAATATGTACCAACTTCCTAAAAATTCATGAAAAGGTATTTCATAAAAATTCAAATATCTTTTTATATAACCTGCCCCTCCATCGTGTTCATATTTTTTTTCTACACTATCTAGTATACCTCTGCGAATGATACTAGAAAAATGATGTATGTTTTTTCCGAACCTTCTAGTCTTTCTTAAAATGACTTTACGACCAGGAAAATATGTAGTGAAGTATTTTGGATCTGCACCATTCCATCTGTAAATACCTTGATCATCATCTCCCGCAAGATAAATACGTTTAGTATTATCTGCTATCTTATATATTACAGACCATTGTAATGGTGTAAAATCTTGAGCTTCATCTAGTATAAGAACTTCTAGATCAGGAAAGTTTACTTCATCAATGGCACGCTCAATCATGTCAGTAAAATCTATGAAGCTATCCTTTTTATAATGTTCATAGGCATTTATCTTTCTAGCAAATATATCTAAATTATCTTTTTTGTAGGATTCTTTTTTATACACAAGTAATGGGTCTTCTAACATGTTTCTTGCTTTATCATAAATACCTAATGACCAGTCTTTATACATAAAACCATCATCAGATAATCTTTTGTCAGATGTTTTAATAATCTTAGTTTGCAAAGCATAATCTAACATACAAGCTTTAGGATCAAATACTTCTTCTTCAAAATATCTTCTACAATATTTATGCAATGTTTTAAATCTTTGAAAATCATCAATAGTGTATTTAGTAAAGTGAGCTAATGCTCTATCCACTGCCGTGTTTACTGCTTTGTTTGTAAAAGATATAAAGGCTATATCTTTTGGATGCACACCCTTTTGTAAATACTTTTTGAGTATACGTTCTATAAGTGTATAGGTTTTGCCAGTTCCTGGTGGTCCAAATATTTTTATGGTTTTTTTATATATTTGTTTTTGTTTCTGGTTTTTTAAACTTTGCATGATAGTCATCGTCCATTTCTGATATATCTTCTTTTCTAGTTTTCTTTTGTATTGCTTGGTGACTTACAAACTCTGGCATGTCTACATACCAAACATTCTTCTCACCTTCTTTATAATCAGCCCTCTTACAGTTTAACATACGTAAGGCATCTGCCGTAGTGTTAAAAGTCCGTGAGGCGTGTTTCTTTAAAAATTTATCCAATGTCAACTTCTTAAAATAACATACATTTGACTTAGAGTCTAATACAACATACCCATCTTTCAAACGATCAAACTTGTCTTGCTCTATATGTGACTCAAAAAAGTCTTTGAGTACTGAGTATCGCTCCTCTTCAACATTGTCCATATACTGATGATCTACGGACTCTTCTGCTTTCTCTACTATACTCTTCATTAATAGTTCAAAAGGACTTGGACCTTTTCTAGGCTTAGGTAATGTAAGCCAATATACTTTATGTCTTAGTAAACGCACACGCCATGCTTTCTCATCTTTCATATCTTCTGGAGATACCGTGACCCGTGCACCTTTGTAATCAAACTCCCACCAAATGTTTTTCGTATCTTGAATATAAACAATATTTTCGAAGTGACTAATAATATCAGGAACTGCATCTGCTAACCCAAGCTTTCTTTGTTTACATAAATCTTTATTACATATGGGACTATACTCTGGATGTTTAGGTGGACATTGATAACTATAACCTGACTTATGTATTGACTTTGATAATGTTGCCACTTCATTTTGTGGCAGTGGGTTATTAAATATTTCTTTGTTACGATCTTGCATAATAGTTAACAAGTCTGAGTAATTTAATCCTGCATTCTTTTTCATCTCCAATACACATACATTGTATAAGTATTGATGACGCATACCACCACTCCACTTCTCAGTAATTAATTTCTGTACGCATGGTGGGTAGTGCGACCATTGTGATTCTATTTCGTATTCTTGTACTTGTAATTTAAAAAAATCTTTTGGTGTTATTGTTCTTTCTTTGACTATCTCTAAAAACTGACCTATCAAAACTGGTGTGCCATTAGAATCAAATGCAAACTCCATTGATGCATTCATATTGTGATAAGGCATATTTAAAGATTTATTACAAGGGAATATCTCTTGTGCTAAAAAATATTGTTCATTTATCTCACCTAACTTTTCTACAACTTTTTTTACTGATGCCTTTTCACTAAAAAATACAAATACATGTAATCCTCCTGACTTTGATTTGACGGGTACAAATGGTAACTTATATTTTCTAATAATATCTACAACTTTCTTTTCAGAAAAATCTTTGTAATTATTAGGATCTATATCTATACAACCCCAAGTGCATTCGTCTTCCATCTCTGGCCTAAGACCTAGTCGTAGTTCACCATCTAAATGTTTCTTCCATACTTCGGCAGTGACTGGGTGGTGTATCGTTTGATACTTCGCACCTTTCTTTCCCCTATCATCGTCCTCTCCCGTAAGAGAGGACGTAAGATAGCGAGTATTGTCACACTGAAATAGGGACAATAATTGTTTTTGCATTAGAAAGGTGTATCTTCTTCTTTACCTTTTGTAGCCGTAGGTTCATCTGCAAAATCAACTTTACCAAATATTTCACTAGACTTTGCAGTTTCGTAAAATGATTTAGTAGTTTTTAATGTTTCAGAATCTGTAGGCTTATCTAAGAACCTTTCAAATTCTACTACCCATCCATACCAACTATTTTGAGAGTTTGACTCTTTTGTAGTAATAAGTTTGTATGCAGTAGCCCATGATGGAGGACAGAAAAAACCATTCTTACCTTTCATTCTTCTTGATTGTATCATGGAGTTCCACAGTTTAGACTTCTTTTTCTGTGTTGACTTCATAGTAATCAATGCACTCTCTAAAGGCAAATTCATTCCGTCTTTATCTAAGATATATACAAAATGATTACCCGTATCCTCAATGTAGTTACCATTTTCTAGTCTATCTTTACCATCGTCAGCTCTAGTTGTTTTCTGCATTATGGAAGGATCGGTGTGAATAGCTATTGGTCTACCTGGACTATCTCCCCTATCTTTCCATTCATTAAAGGTGTTGATATATAGACACGGAACAACTATTATACCATTCTTACCCTTATACAAAGACCCAGTGACTTCATTATAAATATCACCTTGTCTTGCAGACTCCATAAACTTACCATCACTTTCATCTAGCACTGGTGAGTTAGCATAAAGTATTTTAAGGATAGGAAGTTTCGCATCACGTGCTGTGATGTTTTCTGCTCCTTGTCCCGCAAATTCTTCCAAGTTCTTCAGAGTTGGAAGGATCTCTTTAGTTTTTGCCACTTGATTCATGGTTACTCCTTCTTTGTTATTTTGGTTTGATTTCCGACATATACACCAAGTAACGCCATATCAATGTTCTCTCCATTTTGTATACGCTCCCTAGCGAACCCTTTCAATGTCATAGGTTCTATTTTCTCTTTACGAGAAACTGTAAAGCCTCTGTTAACTAATTCGTCATACAAGGCTGCGGCTTCATTATCTTGGGATCGATTAAAGTTAGTAGTCATTTGATTTTTGATCAAATCACCATAACCGTTTTCTCTCATCCAAGTAAATGCTTCTTCCGTTTTCGATGCGGGAATCTTCGCAGATACTACTTGTCTAAGATCTACTTTGTAGCCATCCGTAAGTTCTATAGATCGGACACCCGCTTGTTGCATTAAGTCAGGAATGCGTTGTTCAGAAATAAACCTTTCTTGCTCTTCAAGTTTTTTAATTGCTTCTTGTTGCTCTTTGATTTGTTTCTGAAGTTCCAATAACTTATTACATTCTTTTGCTATGTCACTTGTCAGACTAGTGTCAATAGTGACTTTTGCTTCTTGTTCTAAGTCCATAAGACCTCCTTTCTCTTATCATAATATAAAAAAAACTTGCAATGTCAAATAAAAAAGTTAAGATAGGCAATATTAAGATATGACAAACAAATTTACATATAAAACAAAACCATTTGAACATCAAAGGAATGCTTTGAAAGCTGGGGCTAGAGAACATTACTTTGCTTACTTCATGCAAATGGGTACGGGTAAAACAAAAGTAACAATTGATAATATGAGTTACTTATATTTAGAAAATAAAATAGATACAGTTGTAGTAGTAGCACCTAACTCTGTATATCAAAATTGGCTAACAGAATTAGATATACATTGCTCTGTTGATTATCATACATACACACATAAGGTTGATAAAAAATTTGTATATAAAGATAATGTCTTAAATTATTACTTAATAAATGTTGAAGCATTCTCTCACACTAAAGGGTATAAGTTAATTGAAAAAATATTAGATCAACGTGGATTAAAAGTTGCAATGGTAATTGATGAAGCTACTACAATTAAAAATAGAACTGCAAGTAGAACAAAAAATTTAATCAAGTTAGGACGTGGTATAAAATATAAAAGAATACTTACAGGCTCGCCAGTGACAAAATCACCACTTGACTTATTTGCACAATGTGAGTTTTTACAACAAGGTTTACTAGGACACAAAAGTTTTTATACTTTTCAAGCAAGACATGCAGTTTTAAAACAACTTAGTTTGCCTGGTCAAAGAAGCACTATGATTCCAACGGGAACTTATATGAATATAGATGAGTTAGAACAAAAAATTAAAACATTTTCTTTTAGGGTAACTAAGGATGAATGTATGGACTTACCAGACAAGATATATTTAAAACGTGATATCATATTGTCTACTGAGCAAAGACATTATTATGATCAGTTAAAAAAACATAGTAGGGCTTTGTTACTTAATGACATGATATCTTTTAATAACAAACTTACTGAGATTATAAAATTACAACAAGTGTGTAATGGTTTTGTTAAAACAGATGGTGGTGACACCATAAATATGAAAGATGCTAAGATGCAAGAACTACATCAAGTTATTGATGAGCATGATGGTAAAGTTATTATATGGTCTAGCTTTGTACATAATATAGAAACAATTATTAAAAACTTAGAAGACAAGTTTGGTAAAGGTTCTACAGTTGCAATCTATGGAGCAGTGTCTGTCAAAGATAGAAATGAAAATGTACGGAAATTTCAAACAAATCCAAAAGTAAGATTTTTTGTAGGTAACCCAGTAACTGGTGGTTATGGTTTAAATTTAACAAAAGCTACATTAGTTGTTTACTACAACAACAGTTTTAATTTAGAAGTACGAACACAATCAGAAGATAGAGCACATAGACACGGTCAAGAAAAAGAGGTGACGTATGTTGATCTCATAGCTAAAGGCACTATAGATGAGTTTGTTGTAAAAAGTTTAGCAGGCAAACATAAGTTAAGTGCTCAAACACTTGGTGAAGAAGCAGTAAAGTTTCTATAATATTCTTGTACTTTTAACATCCACTTCTTTTGATACGTTTCTAACATATCTTCATTCATAGTAAATTTTTGAAATACTAAATCTTTTGTACAGATTAATATGACGCCTTGTTTAATCTGTTCAAAATTTTCACTGTAAGCTTTACTGTAAGCTGCAATTTGATAATAATAATCTTCTATCCATTCTTCTCTTTTAGGTTTGTTAGATTGCTTAAAATCTATAATAGATAATTTATTATCATACACTCCTACAACATCTGTAGATCCAGCATACAGATCTTTATAATGTAGTGTTACTTCTGTACCCCATACCTCTGTAAATTTTTCTAAGTTTTCTATTATAGTATGAGCCATCATTCGTGCTAAGTTGCCATTGGTTGATAAGTTCAGATACCCGTGGCCCTTGAGATATTGCTCTAGTACATAATGCATTTCAGTTCCACGTCTTGCAGCCTGAGCCGTGATCCGTGCAGCCTCATCATAGCCTACTCTTTCACGCCATTTGTCTAAGGACTCTTGTTTTTCTGGTGGTTGTGTAGCACTAAGTATTGTAGTTACAGATGGTATTTTACGATTACCTACATTATAAGTGCGACCTGATTGTTCATCATTTCTGGTATATTCTTCGTGATTGTATTTATTTACAATCTTAAACCCTGATACAGTAAAAGAGGTGTCAGTCTTTTTTATCTTCATCGTTATATAAATTATCAAATGTGTAAGCTGGGTCCATATAAGACTCATCTTCTTCTGCACTAAACTCATACTGACTAGGTATAAAGTCTGGTGCACCTTGACCCGTGACCCATAATGCAGGGTTGGTCACTCTTACTCTATTGTTTGGTTGTGCTACGATCTGTCCTTTAAATTCACCGCTGGTGATAGCAAGAACGTGTGATTGTTTATGTTGTGCGACATCATCCCCTAAAGCATTCATGTCATCGCCATTCGTATAGTCAATAGTAAAGTAATATTTAGCGTTGTAAAACTCACCGTCTATTTTAGTAATCCAAGGACTACTACTAGTACGATCATACCGTATAATACTAAAATCTCGACTAGAACAGTCCCAAGGTTGAACGAAATGATTAGGCACACGTGGAGGATAGTTATCGAGAATTTCGTCTGCTACTAAAGCTTGTATGGGCATTCTTGCCCACATCGCACCACCATGAGGACCTTCTAGTCTGTTCTCTTCATCTTCACATCCTGTGAAAACAACTTGAAAAGATAATGACCTATCTGGTATTGCAGTGACTGCAATGGCAAGTGCGTGTAAATACTCGCCATGAAAGTCCCTATGATTATGAGTAAATTCTTTTCGTACCCAACATTTGAAGTAAGGTATATTGCATGTCAAATAAGCCATGCCCCATCATAACTAATTATGATAAGATTACAACTAATTTTTATTCTTAACTAACTTTTTACCTTCTTTAGTTAATCTACTTTTTAAAGTTGCAAAGTTTTTCTTTGATAGCATGCCTGCATTCATTAGTCTGTTAGCTACATTAATATCATTTTTGCTAAACTTACTCATTTTTGTTGCTCTATCTCCAGTAATAGCTCTTCCAACTGTTCCAACTTTCTTCTTAGCAATAACTTTATTAGGTCTTCTATCTCCAGTGATAGCTCTTCCGACTCTAGCTTTTAACATTTTAGCACCGCCTTTAGCGTAACCTTTTGATGCCATTTTGCCTTTCATAGCTCCCATCATTTTTCTACCGCCTTTAGATGCCATTCTACCACCCATAGCTTTCATCATCTTTGCTCCACCTTTAGCGTAACCTTTACTTTTTCTCATAACTACTCCTTATCACTTGTTAAAATGTCTTCATCTTCATCTTCATCTTCATCATCTTCTTCTTCATCTTCTCTGTCAACTGATAACTTAAT